ATATTACTTGTTATAGCCGCAAGAGTAGCATTAGGTGGAGTGAATGCACCACTAGATGCTTGAACAAAAGAAGTGTATCCTGAAATGTCTACAGTAGGACCACTAGAGCCTGTTGCTCCGGGATCCGCAAAGACTAATTGAACAGTAGCAACACTAGCCTGTGTAACTGCACCTGTACTATTCTTAAACCTGATAGGTACTGTAATAGAAGCAGGGCTACTAGCCATAGCAGATGGTGCTGACCAAGCAGCATAGTCACCCGCATCTGTAGGAGCACTGAAAGTTACATTAGTATAACCAATATCACCATTACCACTTGAAGAGCTGTTACCAATACGCCAAGTGTTATTAACAAAGCTTACATCAGAGTCTGTTTGAGCCGCAACAAATGGAACTAACACATTAGCATTAGCCGCATACAGCTTAGGTGTTATACCTGTAAACACAGGGGCTAATGGGTTACCTGTACGTGGTACCTGCATAACAGCAGGAGTAAAGAAAGATGAGAATGAATCAACAACAACTGTATTTGTTCCTGATGTAACAATATCAGAATCAATAGCTGTTCCGGGGTCAATCAGCCAACCTGAAGCAGGTGCCGCAGTAGATACCGCAAAGTTAACTTTACGACCACCTACTGTTTGATAGAACAAGAATTTAGTTACACCAAATCCACCAGTAACCTGATACCAAGTGTAAGCTGCTGGGTTGTTTGACTCGCTTGAATCATCTGAGTTATATACACCATAATAAGCTTTGTTAGTAGGCACATTAGAAATGTTAGTACCAACAGTATCATCAGCATATTTAATAGCAAGGTATCTATAGAGATATCCTACAATCTTACCAAATTTATCACTGATAATACCTGTAGCAGGGTCTACGGTTAGCCCGTCAGTAGCTCCAGATGTACCTTCAAGTACAAGCTGTGCTAGGAAAGCATCAAGCTCTCTGTCACCTGTAATAGGTGGATTAAACATGTTACCTCCGATCAGCAGGTTTAGCGTCAAGAGCTATCATAGCCAGACGCCAATAATTCGTTGCAGTAATTCTGTAGTTAAGTACACGACCATTAACCCGTGGGTCAACCTTATAGCCTTGTGACTTTTCATTGTTAGGAAGAAATGTAAATGTATCTTTTAATGCTGCATCATCTACAGATAAGTCTACATTCTTAACATAATTGTTTTGTCCTACAACTCTGATAGTAATATTAGAGTCATTAGGTACTGTATCAAACACAGGATACAAAGAAGTAATTAAAGAACTTCCTGTAACATCACCTGAGTTAAGTTTCTTTTTCTCTACATACGAAGTAAAAGAAGCTAATGCAGTACCATTCCACAATTGGAAGGCATCAGACTCTACTAATGTTGTAGTTGTTGTAGTTGTAAAGTATACTACTTCTTTACCATACTGAAATGCGTTAGATACATTAGATGGACCAAAGAAAGAATAAGTCATGTTAGTAGCTTGACGTTTAGACCATGTATTATTTTTATAATTATAGATCAATACTTCATTGCATACTGTAGAACTTCCTTTAGGATAATTAATCCAGACTTCTTTGTAGTAAGCATGTCTTGTCACGTGTACTTTATCAATAGCATTTTTATTTAAGTTATTAAAGAAATACTTTTTAATTCTGAAGTCAGCAAGAGATTCAATACTACCTGAACCATTGTGAATGTAAATGTCATTACGGTCAACAACTAAGTGTTTACCATCAAACTCGCATACACAATCTACAGATAAAATTCCATAAGACCGACTATAAGGAACAACTCGTGTTCCATTAATTCCAATAGACAATATACTGATACTGTCTGAGGAATATATAAACATATTACCTCTCAACTCAGCCATATCTAATATGGGAGATGTAGAGTTAATTTCAAATTCATCTGCGGTATCTGTTGTGGTTCCGGGTTGCCATACAGTAGGTATAGCTCCAGTAGCCGCTTGTACAGACACTCGTACAGTACTTGGTGCGTATGTTGTAACTCCTGTACTACTGTCTGCAATAGTAAGGTTAGCCGCAATAAGTGAGTAATTAAGTGATCTAACTACTTTAGCGGTAACAGTTAAGTTACCAAGATAATTCCAGTTAGGAAGTGGGAGAAATGCTGATCCAGCATTAATGTCTCCATACAAACAATATATAGGTGTTGTTCTACCATTGTTAAGTACAATAGCAAAACCACCATTAAACAAAGTTCCTTGCCAATCACTGTTTGTGTATGAGCCACCAGTACCAGTAAACATAGTTGACTGATTACCAGCAGCATCTACACGAACAATGTTACCATCTTTAGCAAAGATGTTATATCCTTGATCAGGACGCCTCCAATGAATGCCATAGTCAGGGGCAATAGAAACTGTCCTATAAATAGATTCACCTGTAATTGTTGATACTGCTTCGTCATCAAAGCGTACATTAAGTACGTCTGTAAATGTATTCTGAGGTACAATCATAGGAGGTAAGTCTGTATTGAGACCGCCTTTACCTAGCTGTTCGATTGGGATTGCCATGAGATATCCTTTTTATTACTATTAGGTACCAAGTAAAGCGCATTCAGCCTTACGTCTTTTGTTAAGACCAGACAACACTTTACCACCACCTTTATTCCATTTCATTAGCTCTGTCTTAGCGGCTTCCCAGTCTTGTTCATTAACCTTACGTCTTAATGTACTCGTTTGAAGCCTACCAACTCCTAAGTTATAACAGAAGTCAACAATGGCATTTAATTTCTTTTCATCTGTGACCAGCACAGGACAATACTTAAGTACTCCGGGTAAATAAGTATGATGTAATTCTCTGAGAAGTAAATCATAAGCCTCAGGCTCACTCATATGAGGATCCTGAAGCGTTACTTTTTTACCGTCAGCATAATATGTACTACCATAACCTATAGTAGCCACATTAGCAGGACACATGTAAGGCTTAGAGCTAAAGCCTTCAAAATGTTTACACAAGTCTGCGGCTAATGTTAAGTTCATAGCCCACGCTTGCTGAGTGTACGATCAAGGAACCAGTAGTTAAGAGTACCAGATACAAGAGCCGCAAAGTCTGCTGACATCATTACCTTGAATACTTCTACTGGAGGCATACCATTAGTCCATGAGTTATAAGCTAACCAGATATGAACAAATGACCATAGTGCTAGGATCCAATATGTCACTACAGGGCGTACTGAAGCTGACAATGCGGCTACCCATCCACCACCAGCGGCTTTAACCATTTCTGTTTGTTGTTCAATAGCAGACTGGAAAGCACCCATAACACCTACATCAATAGCGGCTTCACGTTGAGCACCAATCTCAGCTAACTTCTGTTGACCACGTTGAGCCTCAAGGTCACACTGAAACTTAAACATATTAAGTTCATGTGAACGTTCATTCTTCTTATCTAACCACTTGAGTACTTCAGGGGCTAATCGGAATATACCACCGAATAGTGAACCCAGAATACCACCACTTAAAATATCTAACATATTATAATCCTATCTTACCTAGTAATAAAGCAACAATCTTATTAGAAAGATCATCAGGAAGAAATTTAAGAAAACCTAAAAACCATAGAGCTACACATCCATATATGAATATTTTTAAGCACAAGTCAAATGTCTTCTGATATTCATTCATCTGCCACACCTACGTGTAGTGTTACAGAAGTCTATTAATTCGCTGACACCAACAAAGAGTAAAAACAAAATGAAAAATGATCCACCTATAATCATAGCTAGTTCATTCATCTCTTGTTCTTTTGCCTTAGCTGCTTTCTCTGATTTCTGTAAAGATCGAAGCTCTCTGGCATCATCTATGTCCATCTGGTCTTGACGGGCTTTAATCTTATTCCAAACGTCAACCTTACCTGTAGCCATAAAGAGCATTTTAAGTTCTTCTTCAAAAACTCTGGCTTGTTCAAGAGCCATCTCAATCTGAAGAGCAGTTCCCATATTAGAACCTTTGTTTTTCTTTGTTTCAATCAACGCTTTAGTAGCAGTTGATTTAGCATCAAACATTTTGCCTATCATAGGGGCAAGAGAGCCAAGGTCATTAGCTACTTTACTAGCTTTCTTGACCATATTAATCGCATTCTGTATGCCAGCTAGTGCTGTTAGAGGATCAATCATTTCTTATCTTTCCTTTTCCATTCTAAACAAACAACCTTTCGATTATACACATCACCTGACCATGACCATCTAACACATCTATATTCTTCTTTAACAGGAAGACTTAATGCAATAAGGAGGCTAACAGCAGAAAGAAACATTACTTATGTATCTTACTATCTATAGCTAACCATATTGCACCAAACAAAGCACCAAGAATAATAATTGGCTTAACTGCTCTAGCAAACCATTCAAGAACTGTGAATGCACCCTGAGCTGCATTGAAAGCCTTGACGACTTCTTCTGTACTTTTATCCAACTTATCTACTTTAACTTCTACTGCTAGAAGTCGTTCATATATTTGTGAGTGACTTACTTCATTATCTTGAATGGTATCCATTATTAACTTTCCTTTATTTGTACATCTTGAACACCAGTGTCTGGTTGAACAATCTTTTCTAGTTCTTGTTTTAGCATTGTTACGAATGCTTGCTTGCCAACCATAAGTTGATCCAGATTAAACTGGGTAGATCCAATCTTACGATCAAGGTCTGCTACGTGATTAACCAAAATCTTTTGTTGGTCAGTCATGTCATCAAAGTTGTATTCTTTGTCATCAATAATGATCTGAGGTTTGTTTGTTTCTTTACTCATTTTCATTTTCCTTTTATTTAAGTTAAGTTAATTTAAATTGTACTTGTAGTAGCCCACGGGAGTGGGAGCTGTACTACAGGCGGGTTAATAAGAGAATCGATTTGGCTTTGAATAGCCGCCTCAGTTGCCTCTTGGTTGACACCATTAGCCCACACCCACTCAAGAACTTGTTCCTGAGTAAGGTCGGCATAAGGGATGTATGTTGTAGACTCAGGGTCTAGTGTGAATGATGCTGTACTGTAGATAGAAGTATTGTGTGTATCTTGTACACCATTACACCGCCATCCAGCAGTAACTACTACATCAGTAAAGGTACCCTCTACTGGTTTGCATTGCATCCATTCAATTTTCCATGTGATAGTTGCTGACATCAAGCACTCCAAGGTAATGGGGTGTTTTGAGGTGATACAGGAGGCGTAATCATACTATCGATTTGCCCCTGTACACATGCTTGAGCATTTATGAGCTGTGATTCAGGGATCCAGCTAATAACAATTTCTTCAGTTAACTGATCATAAGGGATGAAGTTATCTGATTGTTCGGAACTAGACTGAGTGTTCCCTTGAATAGATGCAGTGTGTGTTCCATCTACGCCAATAACTTCCCAGAGGGCGTTCACTACGTAGTTAGGGTCAGGCTGTTGCAAGGTGTACATAGCCGTGATGCGAGTTGTAAAAGTTGTCATAATTTACCTTTTAAAGTGTTGATATTACAAATGCTAATAGTTGGTCATAGCGAATTCCAAGTCGAGTCTTTTCAACTGCATTTGGTGTATTTGCAGAATATGGTCGTTTATCTGCATCAAGTCCTTGACCATCAACTTCATACCAAGTATCAGAACAAAATAAACCATAGCGTGTTGCATCAAGACCTTCAGCAACAAAAGCGGCATGAACTTCTTGGGCAATTACGCCAATATGGATACGTGCGCTATCTCCTTTTTCTGCAACAGAATCATTAAATTTAAACGCTTTAATAAGACTTTTAATCCGTGTAGCAACTGCTTTTTCTGAAAGATTTAAATCACGAACTTGTTGTTTAAGATTTGCGTCTGAAGTATTAATTAATGCAGTTCCTGCATAAATGGTTGACATCCTGTATGAAGCACTACCAAGAGTAGTAACATTATCATTAAGATTTGAATCACCATAAGCGGGAAGCCAAGCGGATCCACCAAAAGCTATTCCGGAATTATTACCAAGAGGTCCGGGAGCATCACCAACAAAAGCATTAGCTATTCTTAGTCTTCGTGATGAACCAAAAGCCCAAAATTGACTTCCATCCCAAGCGGCAGGCGCATTCCCATCCCCATCAGACAGCACGATGTAGTTGCTTGCACCAGTAATGTTTAGACTATTTTGATTGCCATTAAACGAACCAAGAATGGTATTTTTAATACCTGATGACATTAAGTAACCAGAGTTATATCCAACATATGTATTGCCATAACCACTTGTTTGTGTAAACCCTGCGCCTTGTCCAATGCCAGTATTGCCCCCGTTATAAATTCCCGTAATGTTTCTAAGTGCTTGAAAACCTAAAGCAGTTTGCGAAGACGATACAGTATTTGCATACAACGATTCTTGACCAATTGCTGTATTGCTTGCACCTGATGTGCTTTTCTGAAGTGCGCCAGCACCTACAGCGGTGTTATATGACGCATTTATATTTTCGGAAAGAGCACCATTACCAAATGCAGTGTTGTAATTACCCGCACTATTGTTTCCTAAAGCAGAAGCGGCAACTCCAATTACGCCACCGCCTACTGCGGTATTGTACGAACCACCTATATTTTGATACAAAGCTTGAGGACCAACCGCTACGTTTTGTGTACCAGTTTGGTTTGTAAAAGCAGCCTGATAACCAACCGCTACGTTGTTGGAAGCCGAGGTGTTAGATGTTAAAGCCTGTAAACCAACTGCTGTATTGTTTGAACCAGTAGCGGGGTTGCCTGAAGCATATGCTGAACTACCAATCCCTGTGTTATTAACTCCTGTTGTAGCGCTAGCGCCAGCGTTGTACCCAACATATGTGTTGTAAGTACTTACCGCAGTTGATGGGTTACTGTTATAGCCAGCGTAAGCTCCCAAAAATACGTTAGCGTTACCTAAAGAATTAAGGTAACCAGAAAAATAGCCCATACCAATATTGTTATTTGCAACAGTATTCCCTGTAAGAGAATACATACCAACGGCAGAATTAAAGCTTCCTGATGTGTTACCACTTAAAGAAGCAATACCTACTGCGGTATTACGTTCACCTGAAGTGAATGAATATAATGCACCGCCACCAACGCCTGTGTTGTACTCACCTGTTGCACTACCAGGTGTTCCACGTACCGATTGGTAGCCAACCCCTGTGTTGTAACCGGCTGTTACATATAAGCCAGATTGTCCGCCAATAAAAGTGTTTTGCACTGCGTTACTAACAGAAGAACCTGCTGAAGCACCAACAAAAGTAGAGCCAACAGAATCTGCAACATTGAATGCGTATCCTGCTTGATAACCAATTGATACTAAATTACTTCCTGATTGGTTTAAATAAGCCGACTGATAACCTACAGCAATATTGTTAGAGCCTGTAAGATTAGCATTAAGCGAAGAATTACCAAGGGCAACATTATATGAACCAGAAGTGTTGGATGCCATAACAGCATTTCCACCACCAGCGTTATAACTTCCAATGGCTACATTACAAACACCCGTAGTAAGACCCGCTAATGCTTCGTTACCAATACCAATATTTCTATTGCCAGAAGTAACAATGTTTAGTGCGGAGTTACCAATTGCTGTGTTGTAGGAGCCTGTAACTCCCGCACTAGCACCCATAGAATTAGCACCAATTGCAATTGTAAAACTGCCGCTAGTTATTCCCAAACCAGCCTTAGTACCTAAAGCAGTTAAAGATGCCCCATTTGAAGAATAAAGAGCCTGATAGCCAACGCCTGTATTGTTAGTGCCACCAACGTTTGTTCTCAATGCACTTGTACCAACAGCAGTGTTGTATGAACCAGTTGTATTGGCGTATAAAGCCGCATTACCAACGCCACTATGTTGAGTTCCAATTGCAGTATTTCCAATACCACCATTGTTTGTGTACAAGGCATTTGTACCAATAGCCATGTTGCCAGCATCTGCTTGTGTGGCACGAGCCGCACCTAAACCTATTGCTACTAAATCAGTTCCTGTGGTATTAGAATAACCCGCCTGATAACCTACAGCAGTGTTGTTTGATGCTGAGAGATTATTAAAAAGTGCATCCGTTCCAATTGCGGTATTGTTTCCACCCGATGTGTTTAACAGTAAAGTTGCTCTACCAAAAGCCGCATTATTTGAGCCTGAATCTGTAGACGTTAATGCACTTGTTCCAAAAGCCGAATTCTGCGTTCCAGTTGTTAAAGAAGACATAGCCCCTGAACCAACTCGCGTATTGTATAAACCCGAACCACCACCCTTGCCAACAGTTACGCCATTGATAGATGCGTCTGCTGTGCTTGATAGTGTTCCTGTCACTGCAAGACCTGTAGAAGTAATAGTTGCAACAACTGCTCCAGCAGTAGCAATAATTATGTTACCAGCTTCATAGTTATAAATGTAAGCATCTACACCAATGTTTCCAAAAATAACACCATCAGCTGCGCCTGAGCCAGTAGATCCGTTGGTGTAATGCGTTATAGCCCAACCGCCTACATCGGCAGTATTGATGTGTAGTAAACCTGAAGTTGATGGTCCATTTGAAATAGGGTTGTTAGTTCCAAGACCTAAATTACCTGAGGCATTAAGGCGCATTTGCTCGGTTGATAACGTATTGTTTAACCACCTTGTGACGCTAGTAGATGAAAACTGAAGCAAGCCAGTTGCGTCTGTTGCTAAACCACTATTAGAAGAATTAGCAGAGTTAAAAAGTTGTAAATAATTGCCGCCAAGAAGCCTAACGTTTCCGTTAACAACAAGTTTTTCTGTAGGATTGCTTGTACCAATACCCACATTGATGCCGCTTGCGGTGTATAGCGATGTTCCAGTTAAAGTCATCCGCAATGTGCTATCAGTAAAAAACTCAAGTGGATAATTACCAGTAGAAAAAAGTGCTGATTGACTACCAAGTGCCGTGCTATTGCGCCCAAGTGAAAAATACTCACCTGCATCATTTACAACATATATTTTTGCTTGTGATGCTGAATTGTTGGTGGTATTAGTTACTCTAAGACCTGCGTTATAAGCAGTATCTGCATAAGAAACATTTAGTTGCGAACCATCAAAAGTAAGCGCAGACCCAGTAGCCAATGCACTAGAACTAGATGCGTAAACCACACCGCCTGATGTGAATGATGAAAGGTTTGTTCCACCATTTGCAGTGGGCAATACACCATTGACACCAGCAGTCAAAGAAACTGTATTCTTTTCCCACAGACTATTACTTGAGTTGTATACAAGCGTTTGTCCGTTGGTGGGTGATTGGGCAGCCACATCATGTAGCTCATCCATCTCATATCCGTTTTGAATCTTGACTTCAATAGTACCTTGATTAGCATGCTGGTATGTGACAATACCAACGTACACCAAGTGAATCGGTGCGTAAGGTTTAGTGCTTGTGTAAGTACCCGCAGTAATTCCGCTGAGATACAACTGAGTGCCATTAGCAAAAGCAGAGGTATCAAGACCGCTTACCACACCAATAACAACTACATAACCGTTTTGGTTAGTTGGAATGTCGGCTTGAATAACACCGTAAGTCTGTGCTGATGTAGCGTCTGCATTAGCCAATGCTTTAGATACAAGAGCTTTGTTGCTTGACGCTCCGCTAACATATACAACAGTACCCTTGGTAAGTGTTGCACCAGTCTCATTACGAACTTGGCTAATCAATGTAGCAGTGTTAAGAGCTGTTCCTACAGACAGGTCTCTTGTAGTACCTGTAGGACTAATCACAACACTACCGTCTACAGACGTCAATGTTTGAATTGCTGTGTCTGCTGTTGCACCTTGAGCCGCAGTAGCATACGCAGTACTGTTAGTAGTAGCCGCAGTACCAAGACCAAGGTTAGCCCTTGCGGTAGTTGCGTCAGCTAAGTCAGAAAGATTGTTTGCTCTAAAGGCATATGTTGTGTCTGCACCTGTACCTGTAACACCAAGATTAGACCTAGCACCTGAAGCATCACTTGCACCTGTACCACCGTCAGCAACAGCCAAGTCAGTAATACCTGTGATAGATCCACCAGTAACAGATACACTATTAGAGTTCTGTACAGACATTGTACCAAGACCAGAGATATCTGTATTAGCTAATACAACATTACCTGTGCGACCAGCTACGGATGTAACCAAATTAGTCTGATCAATCTTTTGCCAAAAAGAACCATTAAAAATAGCCCAGTCACCAATAGCCCAGTCATTAACACCATCAAGATTAGTACTACCTGATGTAGATACAACATAGTATCCACCAGTAGTTCCTGTACCAGACGTCAATGTAGGTGTATTGGTAGATGCGTTCCATGTACCAAGGTATACAAGACCACCTGTAAGACTCACCCAAGTAGTGTCATAGTTTGTGCTACTTAGTTTAGCTAATACTTGTCCAACTGTACCGCCTGTAGCAATACCCGGAGTATTAACCCATGAAATTCCTGTGTATACCTTCATCAAGCTTGTTGTTGAATTGAAGTACATTGCACCAGTAATCAATGCGTTACCGTCATTGTCTACTGTTGGATCTGTTGTTTTAGCACCAAGGTAACGATCATCAAATGAGTCGTATGAGGCTGCAGCAGAAGCAGCACTTGCAGCTGCATCTGTAGCCTGAGCAGTAGCAATACCTGCTTGAGTAGTTGCAGTGGTAGCACTAGTAGACGCACTAGAAGCAGATCCTGCGGCAGATGTTGCTGAGTTAGCCGCATTGTTAGCTGATGTGTTAGCGGCAGTCGCACTGTTAGATGCATTAGTCGCCTGTGTAGTGGCAATACCCGCCTGAGTAGTTGCTGTAGCCGCACTAGCCGCAGAAGCAGTGGCACTGTTAGCAGATGCCGTTGCACTATTTGCTGAGTTAGTTGCTTGTGTTGTTGCTATACCAGCTTGTGTAGTCGCAGTAGCGGCACTTGCGGCAGAAGCCGTTGCACTGTTAGCTGAATTAGTCGCTGAAGTAGAAGCACTTGTTGCACTGTTTGTAGCAGATGTTGCTGAGGCAGATGCAGATGTTGCACTGTTAGCCGCACTTGTAGCACTAGTAGTTGCACTTGTAGCACTGTTAGTTGCAGAGGTAGCTGAGGCAGTTGCAGATGTCGCTGAGTTAGCGGCACTAGTAGCACTGTTAGCCGCATTAGTTGCAGAAGTACCAGCAGATGTCGCTGAGTTAGCCGCATTAGTTGCGCTTGTAGCCGCAGCTGCTTGACTTGCAGCCGCTTCTTCAGCACTAATATTTGCAGCTGCAGCACTGCTAGCCGCTATATTTGGATAATTAGCCGATGTTGATTCATCAAAATTATCGTATTCTCCTCCCTTGGAAGGATTACCAGTTGTTCCCGGTGTACTTGTATATGCCATCTATTACTCCTTAAATGAGTCCTTGGGTGTTAAAGTTAACTTGAACATTACCACCCGATGCTCTACGCCACTTCTCTTCTTTATTTAATGAAAAGACATTCTCAGTGAATTTCTTTTCGTATCTTAATTCCATTTTCTCATCAAAGAGATATGAGCCT